AACTTTATCACATTAATACGACCAATGATTCTAGCGGAAACTTAATAAAGACAACTGACGAGCCACATCAAACTACAAATGATATGAAAATGGAACTGTATCGTTATATGAAACAACTATACGATAAATGGATTCCTATGTCATCGTTTGAGGATTGGACGTTAGAGAATTATTTCGTAGATGAGTCGAATACATCAAGTGACGCTGAAAATAAAGGACATAAATTTTATTTCATAGATTCTTATTACAACAATATTGGTGACAAATTGCTGATAAACCCTAAAAACTTGATGGAAAGAATTGATGGCTTGTTAGGAAACGGTGATGTTAATGCAATGATGTTGGGTTTTATGGCTGATATATATGCGTATAATAGGTGTATGATGAAATGTATACAAAACTTTTTTAATCTTACTAGAAAAGGAAGTATGGATGAAATGTTTGTACCTATGCCATATAATACAATTGACTGGGTAAATGGCGTTAACAAGCATTCTAGTTTTGTCATAGTATATCCATATGAGCCATCTAAAAACCTTAACATACCAAACAATGAGTATAACGATGATGGATTCATGTTAAATGATGAGACTGATACACCTAAAGCCATTAGAAGTAAAACGGATGATGAAAAAACATACAGAATTCCAGCATTTGGAGTTGCTTATGGTAAGCAATATCAAAGTTATTTCAAATCTGTAAACATTAATATGAAAAGTCCAGTTGCAACGCAACAATCAATACAAGCAAAACATTATATTTTGCAAGAAAATGCTAACGTGAAATCAAAAGGTGTCGCTGCACAAGACTTATATGATGTTTATTCAACACAGTCATATACGTGTGATGTCGAAATGATGGGATGCGCGTGGGTACAACCATTGATGTATTTTGTGCTGCTTAACGTTCCAATGTTTAGGGGTTCATATCTCATAATGAAAGTTAAGCATTCAATAAAACCAGGAGATATGACAACTACGTTTACTGGTTGTCGTATGGCAAATATGTCAACTAAATTAGTTGAAGATATATTTACGGATGACGATTTCTTGGCGAATGGAGAATATAGCGATGGGTTAACTGCCGATGATAGAGCATTAAAAGCAGATGTTGACAACGATTGTCCATATAAAATTTTCCCATTATGGGGAGGTGGTGGTACTGATTTATCTAGCGAATTAGATAGAAAAGTGCAGTTAAGCGATTGCCAAAGTGAAAAAGATTATAATTATTTAAAAAACGATACAATTTTAATGGCATTATCTAGAATAGCAGCTAATGAAGGTGGACAATCATCACGTAAACTGGAACTTCAAGAAATGTTAGTTACGACTACAATGTACAATAGAAGGATTAAATCTGGTAATTATAAATGGATTTTTTGGCATGGACAGTATGATTTAGTTAAAGCAAAACAAACAACACCACAACAATGGGTTATAGACATTGTAAGAAACATATTTACTCAAAGTCCATCTTGGATTCTAACTAAATATAACAAAACAACTGTTACTAATGATAATTTAAAAGCGTGGGTTGATAGTAACAATTTTAGGAAAGGGCAAAAAATTGGAAGCACAGTCTTTACTTTAGATGATTTAAGAAGGATTAAATATTTTGGTAATTATCAAGAATATGCGACTGGCAGTAATAAATATGTACTAACAAGGCCAGCAGTAATGGCAGAAGACGCAACAGAAGACGGAAGATATGGACATTGTTTTAATACTGATATTGATGAACCATTTATGTGGGAGGCAATAACTAAACCATCTACTAGCGATGTGAATGATAAAAAAGATGTAAACCAAGCATTCTTTGAGGCTGTAAAGGCATCAGCGCAAGCGACACCTTCAATTAACGTCAGTCTTATTAAGAATAAAGTTGGAGATTATTACACAATCACGCAATTTGATAAAAAATCAGATAAATTAGGCATAGTTTTTGATATGATTTTGAACAGTGAATATTATAACTATGTTCAAAAATTATATTGGGTTTATCCGACAAATGGTTTGAATGGAGACCCAGCGCATATTGATTATATTGCAGCAGAATCTCCTAAACAAACAGAAAAGACGGTAAAGGTTGCTGAAAGTGGTAGAATTGGAGCTACGGAAAATAATGCAATACCAGGAGATGCTTCTGAAAAACTATTGAGGTCATTGGCAAAGTATAGAGCTAAAGTCGGAGATAAAAATATAACTAAGGATGTGCCACAAATTAAAGATTTAGCAATTTTGGATAAATATAAACCTAAAGACTGTGATAGCTTGTTTAGTACTAGTGATGGTGGAACGTATACTGTTGCTGGCGGAAGTAGGGCTGAAACCATTAGGTCGTTAGGTTTTTCATCCACTCCTACCAAATCTGAATGTGATTCAAAAATGGCTACAATAGAAGTTAAATGTTTGAATGGTTCTAAAAGAATAACAGTACATAAAGATTTGCAAGAAGAAGTGAAAAATATTTTCAACGAAATATGTAACAATAATTTTAATGCATATAGTATCGGTGGTTATTGTTTCAGAACAATCAATAACCCAAATCATCCTAATTCAAAAACGTTATCTATGCATTCTTTTGGGTGCGCCATTGATATAAATCCAGATGTTAATCCATTTACAAAAAATGGAAAACCTCAGTCTAGTGGAGATTCTAATACTAAAATTAGAACAAATAACTCAGTTGTTGTTAAAATATTTGCTAAATATGGTTGGGGCTGGGGAGGAAGATATGGTGATTATATGCATTTTTCTAAAGCAAATGGAGGATAATTTTTGTTTTTTTAACATTTTTTATATATCTTTGCTTATAAGATTGAAATGTTATGAAAACCTTGGGATATATTGTTACGGATAGGAAACTTAAAAACATTGATGGGTTTGTAGAACAAGTATCTGATATTCAGATGGCTGACTCTACAAAACCCATCTTGATTGTGGGTTGGAAAAAGGCAAAGCAAAACGAGAAATATGCATCCATATTGAATAAACAATTGGATGATAACTTGTTTTGGACTTTCAGCAAGTCGGAGAGCAGAGCAGATTTTGAGGAAGATTTGGAAAGTTTCTATAATATTATATATAATAATATATTAAATAATATAAATTATTATTATATTAATATATTTAAATTAAAATATAGTATTATAAAAAAAATATATAGTATTTTGTTTTCTAAAGAAAATAAAAATATTTATATTAGTAATAGCATGGTGTACATTCCGCATAAAGGGAATATTTTTGGTTTATCCTTAAACATACTTGAGTATTGTGGAATTAAAACAAAAAAAATCCTCGATAGGATTATCTCTAACCCAAGCAATAGGATAATTGAAGATGGTGATAAATTTATATTTAAATTAACTAAACGTTTGGGCAATAAGAAATACGCAATACCGTATTTCATTTCAAGTTAAAAAAAATTAAAATGAGCACAAATGGAATAATAATAGGAACATTCGTTAGAAAAAATAAGATTCTTTCATTTCTAGAGAATCTTAAAAATGCATTTAGGGTAAATTTAAACAAGGTATTTGTATACTCTATTGATACAAATAAATTTGAATATTTAGTAACATTTAAAACATTTGACAAGGAAAAATTCATAAAAGGTCTTAACAACGCCACTGTGATGCATGTGAAAAATGGCTGTTTATTTTCCATCAATGCTCTTAATAAGTTAATCGAAAAAGAAAATGAAAAACTTGAAAAACCTAATAATGAATATCTAGTAGATTGGGATAAATATAAAGATAAACTGATAATTCAGACAAATGGCGAGCTTTCTTTATCAAATCTCTCTAAAATAGAGGATTTTTCAATATTTTTCAAGTAATTAGATATTTATAGTATATAATGTTACAATATTATGGGAAAATTTATTATTAAACATATTGATAGCAGGAAACCTCAAGTGAAAGTATACAATGATGCTCTTGTGGGAGAAAATAAGAAAAAAGTAAATGAGAAAGTTATGACAACTAGTGAAAAAATAGAAATGGCTCAGTCTGTGCTTAATAATACAGATAAAGCACCTTCAGTAAGAAGAATTAAGAAGGATAAAGGACTTATTGAAAGAACTGAGAGTTCAAAAACAATTTTAACAGATGATAATAAAGAACTATTGAACGACTAATATACCAATGGGAACTAACGTTAAGTATCTTAAAGAAAATAATCTATTTGAGGCACATGAACATTTTATGCGTCTCAGTGAAGCATATATACCAACAGTCTTACCAGAAGAGGAAATAGACGAAGAGGGAGAAGATATGCAAGACCCAAACGCTATGGGCGGACAAGACCCTAATGCTATGGGTGGTGCTGACCCTATGGGGGGTGGCGGCATGCCTCAAGACCCAAACGCTATGGGCGGACAAGACCCTAATGCTATGGGAGGGAATATGAATGACCCTATGGCTGGAGACCCTAATGCAACTGATGGTGCTGACCCTAATGCTATGGGTGGTGCTGACCCTATGGATGATATGGGAGGGAATATGAATGACCCTATGGGGGAAGACCCTATGGATGGAGAACTAGAGGATGATGGAGAAACTATTGATATTGACGGACTCACGAAAGCTCAAGATAAACTTAATGTTAAACAAAACCACATTGGAAGAGATTTGTCAAAAGTAGATACTAGAATTAATACTCTAATAGACACAATTAACAATCTTTTAACGAAAGTCGATAGTAATAATAGTGAGATTGAATCATTAAAGGCAGAGTTCGAGAAAAGAAATCCTACTCAAACAGAGAAACTAAACCTACGTTCTTTGGATTCATATCCATTTAATGTAAAACCAAATGAATTTTGGGCTGAAAAAGCAAAACAAGGCGGATATGAAGCATATGCAGATAATGATGAGCCTACAACAAAGGAGTATGTCATTACAAATGACGATGTAGATAATCCGTCTGATGATATTGCAAACACGTTTTTTAAGATTGATGACGATGACATTCAGACACTCGAAAAAATGTTTAACATATAATGAAAACAATCACTTTAAATGAAGAATCGTACAACAAGCTCAAAAAAAGACTTGTTAGCGAAATTAGCTACGGAACTGTTGACCGTGCATATGATAGGTCAAACGACATATTCTGGGAGGCTAGAAGCGCATTTGAGGATTTTTATAATGTTTTAGATGATGCGATTTATAAAGTTAAATATGAAAGTGGAAATGGGGAGCAAACATCGAACCCATATTTAAACAAAATTAAAAAATGTGCGGATATAATTAATGATATTTTTAGGCATAAACAACTACAACAAGACAAGTTTTTTGATGCAACAACAAGAGGCGTAGACCACAATAAATTCTTTGATAGTGATGATGCCGAAAATAATGATATTGATGATATGGATTTGAGGTATTTGCAAAATAATTATCCCAAATAATTTTATTGTTTTTCCCAATTATTAACAGAAAATAATTGGGATTTTTTTATATTTTTTGATATTTATAGTTAATAAAAATCAGGAATTTTTTGTTTTTTTTAACTTTTTTTTATATATTTGCAATGTGAAAATTTAAGTACGTTTTGGCGTACATCTAAAATAATTTTTTTTAATAACAATTTCAATTATGGACAACAAAAATTTTAGCGTTAACATTGACGCAGAGGCTGTAAAGGTTCAGTATGAACAAGAACAGAAAACTTTTATCCCTAAGAAAACTCAATTTAACGAGAAAAATTATCTTCAAGCGAGGTTAGCAAATAATGAAACCTCTAAGACACTAACAATTAGGCTGTTGCCATTCTCCCCAGAAGGTGGTAGCCCTTTCAAGAAAGTTTTTATGCACACAGTTAAGGTTAATAAAGAAGTTGCGCCTAATGGGTGGAAGACCTTCGTATGCCCTACTCACAACAAGAAAGACGGTAATGTGATGGGTGACGGTTGCCCATTCTGTGAGACATCTGCAAAAGCAAGAGAACTAAAGTCAAAGTCTCTTGATGAACCAACAAAGAAAAAATACGGAGACGTTGAGTTCCTTAACAAGGTTAAGGAAATGTGGATTGTGCGCTGTATTGAAAGAGGGCATGAAGATGATGGCGTTAAATTTTGGCTTTTCAACTCATCAAAGAAAAAAGACGGTGTGTATGATAAAATTATGAACCTTGCTAGAATACGTTCAGAAGCAGCAGCAAGGAAGGGTAACACATATAGCATATTTGACCTTAATAATGGACTTGACCTAATTATTACGTTAACAAGGACTGCGGATAATAAGACATCAGTACAAATTGTTGATGACGGTTTTCCATCACCTTTGACAGAAGACTATGACCTTGGAATGAAATGGATTCAAGATGAGAAGAACTGGTATGATGTGTATACTGTCAAATCATATGATTACATGACAATTATTGCTATGGGAGGTGTTCCAGTTTTTAATAAGGAACTTGGCAAGTATGTTGATAAGGAAGAAATGAATAAGATTAAAGAAGAGGCAGAGCAGAAACGCATTGAAGACGAACTTACAGAGGAAACTAGAGATTATTCTGAAGTTGCGAAATCAAATGAAATAATCGTTGATGCATCAAATACTGCTGATGATGATAGTGATGAGGATTTACCGTTTTAAACTAAGCAATGTTATAATTAATATGAACAAATGAGTAAACTTTTTTTTAATTTTGGGTCAATGGCTTCGGCAAAATCTCTGAGGCTATTGACCACAGCCTACAATTTTGAGGAAAAAGGAGTACAAATAATGGTATTGAAACCAGCATTAGATACTAGGGATGGAGAAGGTGTAATACGTTCTAGGGCTGGTCTTGAGCGTAAATGCATAATGGTTGACAAGGATGTCAATCTCTATAAAGCGATAAAGGCTTATAAGAATGTGTTGGCATCACAGTTGGAAACACTTAAATGGGTGATTATAGATGAATGCCAATTCCTAACTGAAGAACAAGTAGACCAATTATCCGATGCTGTTGATTTCCTAGATGTAAATGTTATGTGTTTTGGATTGAGAACCGATTTTCAAAGTCATCTGTTTCCTGGGTCTAAACGTCTTTTTGAGCTTGCTGATGATATTGAGGAAATTAAATCAACTTGTGAATGCGGCGAAAGAAAGACATCAATTAATGCAAGGTTTGACGAAAATGGAGAAATCATAACTGAAGGAAGCCAAGTTGAAATTGGAGGAAACGACAAATATAGGGCAATATGTAGGAAATGTTGGAAAGATAAAGTTAGAGATAAGATAAACAATCAAAGTAACTGCATATGAAGATATATACAACAAATGAATATAACATTTTTGATGCAATAGAAGAAGACAATAGATTGTTGCAGCAAAATGTATATGACAACGGCAAATCACCGATACTCAAGATGATTATTGAAAGCATGGGTATTGTTGATAATTATTTATCTATTATCAATGAAGTATATGATGCTTTAATAAATATTAAACCAGTTCCAAATGACCCATTGGTTTCTTATTTAGTTTATCCTTTATATGATTATCACTTGCAACAAGAATGTTTTATTGAATCTGTTACTATAATGGTTTTAGCGGGAGAGAAAGGTTCAAAATATCATGGTAGTATAGTTAAAACTGATTATAATGATATTAACATTAACCGTGATGGTAAATTAGATAATGTACTATTTATAATTGGGATTCCTAGTAATGATTTATGTGATTCTAAAAGCAGAAATGTTTTTTATCAAGAAATGTCTCATGAAATACATCATATATTTAGATATTATTCAATATGCATGAATAATAATGGAGCTATAGAAAATGAAAAGAAAAAAAAGTATAGATATGGTGATATTGTAAAAAAGTTAGCTAGGCAAGAAGTAGAACCAATAGAAAGAAGCATGACTAGTTTGGCATATGCATTGGATGAAGATGAACTTATGTCAGAATGTAACAGACTTTACGAATTTATACGGCAGAATGAAAATATTAATTCTAATACATTTAGGAAATATTTAGATGAAATGCCATTATATTGGAGATTGAGTTCTTGTATCAAAGAGTTGACATTTCTTGATGATATTATGTATGGTGATGATAAAAATCAAATAGAAAAAATAGGTAGAATTTATAAAGCAATTACAAAAAACAATAACGTTTCAGATAAAAAAGCTTTTTTGAAATATAGGTTTATGATTATAGGAAAAGAAGAAAGAATAAGAAGGCTTTTTTATAGAACACTTAATAAAGCATTTGATTATTTTGATAGAAAAATACAAGATGGTAATATAGTTGAAATGTTAGAACGAAACAGTGATTTTG